ACGATCTCGGGGGTAGGTACGCCGACTGGGCGCGCAGTATCAGAATCAGACGGGAGCCAGCCAATGGTGCTCTTGTTGGTCCAGTACACGTTACCGTTGTACTCGGTGTAGGAGAGCGGATCAGCTGAGTTCAGCGTAGCGAGGGGCGTGGTGCTGAGGTCGTCGTTCAGGCGCAGAAGCTGGTTGCCCTTGGCCACCAGCATGGTGCCGCGCTGCTGGGCGCCCCAGATGCTGTGGTAGTCCGAGCCGGGCAGGCGGAGGGTCTGGCCGACACGGCGAGAGAAGCAGCCGGCGCGTCCGATGTCCACATTGACGGCCTTGCGGACCGCCCCCTTCAAGAGGGCGGTCTCGTCGCTCAGGGAGTCGATCCCAGCGGCTGGCAGCGGGTATGGGCGGGTTACGCTCATCGTTACCTCAAGCGACGACCGGTGATGGTACGGTCTGGGTGGACAGGATTGGCAGCGGAGTCACCACACGGTTCGTACAGCCGTGGGGGTTCGTCACACTCGGGCCATCGAAAGCGATGTTCGGAATCCCCACCGGCGACAAACAGCGGGCGGTGTTCGGCGTTGCCACCACACAACTGTCGAAGCCGCTGGGGCGCAGTGGATGAAGCAGACGTGGGGTTCCGACCGTGCTCATGTCATCACCATGAGCCTTGATCTTGCCGGCCTCCCAGCGATCAATGTCGCCGATCAGCAGGCTCTCCCAACCCTGCACACCAATTGTGCTAGACGTCTTGACAGAGTGACTGCCGCTATTGTAGCCGCTGACGCCCCGAGAGTACACCGTCCGAGCAAATAGAGAGATCATGCAGGTACCGAAGGCCTCCCCGGTCGGTAGCGACGGCGTGCGGACGGGTAGGTTCTTGCGCACGACCTTCATTGGGAAGCGGTAATTATCGAAGTTACCGTCCTCCAACGAGCTGCTGTTCCACCCCACCGGATACACCGGGCGGTTCTTGAACTCGATCAGCGCGTTGCCCCACAGGGTCTGAACATCCATGCCGATCGTGTACCGACGTGGGTAGCCCACAAGCGGGGTGCCCCACGGGGTCGTGAGGTTCTGCTGCGGGTTGCCACGGTGCGGGATGCCACTTACCGCGATCGTGCGGTTCAGCAGCTCAGCGTCGTGCGCACCCCAGAGCGCAGCGTTGAGGCCGACCGGGTACACCGGGCGGTTCAGCGACGGCTGTACAGGCGGATATCCGATGACGTTATCCCCCCACTGCGTGCTCGGTCCGATGCCCTGATGGTTCGTCTCGTCATCCAGATTCACGTACTGCGGCACGTTCAGAAAAACGATCTGCCCGAAGCGCAGCGAGCGTATGCCGTTCGGCGCGACGTACTGGCGGCGCAAAGTGAAGGTGGCCGTTCCGAACATCGGGAACGAGTCGAACCATGGATCACCACCGTAGATCCGGGCTGGCACAGGACCGATGGCGCGGTGCTGGTTTGTCACCGTGGGCGTGCCGAACACAACCTCGGAGCGAATGACATGTGCGGTGTACCTGACGGGGGTGTAGCCGAACGGCATCTGGTCACCACCGGGGGCGTAGATGTTCCACGGCGTCATGCGGATGCCGTCGGAAACTACGACGTTGTTCCTCCAACCCTGCGCCCGCACGATCTGTGTGAAGACAAGCATGGGGGTGCCAACGAGCCCGTCCTCGAAGATGAAGCCTACAGTGATACCGTTCGACTGGATCTTGTGGTTTCCGAACTTGGCTACTGCATCGATACCCTCGGGGTAGATCGTAGCCAGCCTCAGCGTAGGCGAACTCATGTTCGGCGGCGCGATGCCGAGCCCGTCGGACTCATTGCCGTCTCCGTTCTGGTCATTCAGCGCGATACGCTGCTGAGACGGCGGGTCCGGAGAGTCCTTACGGATGCGGTGCAGCACCGTGATCAGCGGTACTGAGATCGGCGCCGGATACACCGTCCGCGTGCGGTAGGTGATAAGTGGAGGGGTGAAGTAGTCCGGGTTGACCCACTCCGGCGCAACGTAGCGCACCAGATTCTGGATGTCAGTGCGGCCGAACAAGCTCTGGTCGTAGCCGTACGGACCGACGGTAAGATTGCGGTTCTGGACGATAGGCTCGCCAACCCACTCCACGCTGTGGACATTCGTCGACTTGGGGAACACCTCACGGCGGAAGATCCTAACTTCGTGACCACCAACTTGGCCCTGCCACGGAATACCCACCGGAGCGATCGGGAATGGGTTGTAGCGTACCTCGGGAAACGAGGCCGGCACGTCGTAGAACAATCCCGGGGTGATGAAGCGGCGGGCGAAGGCGATAAACGGTACACCCCACTCAGGGCCGGTCCAGCCGCTGTGGTGCTTCACCTCGCGGTTCAAATTGGCGACGGGGTTGGGGCGACCGAACGCAGACGTGTCACCGATGCCGGCCGGGCCGAGCGCAACGGCCTTGTTCCACACCACCGTGTAGCGCTCGTTGTAGAACGAGTCCCATCCCTGTGCTTGCACAGTGCGGTTGCGGTGGGTGATGAACGTACCCGCGCCCCACAGCGTCATGTCAGTGCCATCGGGCTTGACAGGATCTGCGTTGTTGCGAATCCACGTGCTAAGGCCGACGCGCGACGAGATGTGGCCGAACGTACCCAGCACTCGGTCCTTGTTCTCGACGAACGGGGAGTAGTGCGGCCACTGGTCGGGGTCGAGGTTGTCCGCGAACGGAGCGACGACGACCTCTTGCTTCAGGTTGTAGACAATGGGGAAGTTCCACTGCGTGTCATACCACCCGTTGTTGTGCAGGTTGACGTCCTGCCGCCAGTTGAAGATCGTAGCGGTACCATACTGCGCTGGGTCAGCCTCGCCGGTATAGACATACACGCGGCTCGTGTTGACCAGCAGCTCAGCGTTCTCGCTGATGAACGACGAATCCCAGCCGGTAGGCTCAACGAAGATGCGGCGTTTGACCGTCGCGACGCCCCAGTACGGCCCGAGAACGGATATCGGAAAAATCTCGCGTTGGCGAAACTGGATGTTGCTACCAGCACCTACATCAAGCGGAGTGATGCCGCGCCCAGCGATATCGACGTGTTGAACATCCGGCGTGACACTGTGCGTATTCGGTATGGCAGTCGCGTAGATGCCGCTGGGGGTCAGATAGCGGACGCGGAAGCTTACCCACGGTGTCCCGACGTCACCGGTCTGTGTGACAGCCGGTGAGGCGATGGCCTGTGCGGCCTTTTTGACTACAGCGGTGCCGAACGCCTGCGCGTCGATGCCGGTGCTCAGCTGAACGTAGCGAATGTTGCCTTCTACCTTGGTCGCACCGAACGCGAGGGCAGGTGCGATGCTCGGTGGTCGGACTTGCGAGGCTTGTCTCAGCGCAACCGTGCCGAAACCTCCCTGCTGACCAAGAGTTGCTCCAAGGATGTCACCGGCGCCGAAGGCGCCGAACTCCAGAACTACACTGCCGCCGGGAGGCGATACCAGCGGTTCGGAGAAGTTCAGAATCAGGTTCGGGCCGCCCGGAGGCGTAATGTAGCCGCCGAAATAGCGCGCGTGGACAAGCGGCACCTGCTCGATAAAGACGCCGTAGTTCATGAACCCGGTAGGGCTCAGGTACTGCCGCCAGCTGACATAGGTCGGCCTCGGCATAACACCGTCCACCCACGGCGACGGGAAGATACTACGATTCGGTCTTCCGACACTCGGCGGCTTGGAGGGGGGCCATGCCGGGGGCACGCCGTCCTCCCACCCCACGGGTTTCAGGAACCGGGACTTTAGACCGACGAAGGTAACACCGAACTTCGAGGTATCGCCCAGCCCAACCAACGACGGCTGTAGCGACAGCCCTGTGAAGTTGAGCGCGACATTACCGCCCGCCGGCGGTGCCAGCGAATCGCTAAAGTTCAGATTCAAGCGGTTGCCGGGAGGAGCCGCCATAGACTCCTCCTTACATCGGTACCGCGTTTATGTGCGTGAAGATGACCCCGTTCTGGGTGCCGGTGTCGTCGACACCCACAACCGTCCACGGGCCGATATCGAGGTTGCGAAACTCGAAGAGACCGTCGGGCCCCGTGATCTGTTCTGCGTAGATACGACCATCGTTCTGAGCATACAGACGAACGCGACGTGGCGCAGGGTTGCCCAGCACTGTGGTTGTACCAGCAACCTTGTAGGGGCCTGCATGCCAATTCCGTTGGGAAAGGAGTGTGCAGCCGAGCAGCGGTTTGTTTGTTTGGTTCGGATGCAATGGGTCACCACGCGGTGGTGTATATGCCGCCTTGACCTTATTGAGTAGCGTGTAGTTGTGGATGTCGATCGGCCCCAGCGGACGAACGTCATACACGCGCGAAGAGTTTAGTGTCCATGCGGGGGTGGATGCATCGAACGCATACGAGCGCTGCGTCGCCCAATACACGTTGTCATCGCTGTACTGGAAGTTCCACGCTGTTGGGAGTTCGGCGACAGCAACGCCCCCGGTACCGGGAGCAAATATAGCGATTTCTTGGATGTCCTTGGCGTTACCAGACCCAAAGTCGTACATGAGCCACGGAAAGGAGCCTAAGCCACTGATGCCATCGCCACCATTGTAGAGGGATGCAGAATCCCAGCCGTTGCCCGCGCCGGTATCTGATGTGAGGCCGTCAAAAGCCTTCGCTGCGGTGTAGCTAGTGTTATATGTACTGCTGGCCGACGCAGTACCGCCAGTAGCTACGTTCACACCGCCGATGGACGTGCGCATCTGCAGCTCGCCGACGCCGACGTAATTGGACCCACCATTACCACGCACCTGAAGGCGCCAGTAGCGATGCGCTGCCATAGATCAGCTCCATTTCCCGTTGCTATCACCAGTGATGTCGAACACGAGCATTCCGGTACTGGCATTGGAGTTCAAGGCATAAGCCCACAGCGCCATGAACTTGCGACCGGGGTAGCCATCGACGTTTTCAACGATGTCGAACTGATTCAAACAGCGGCCGTGGAGCGGCTCGAACACACCCGGCATCCGGCCACGCAGAACGCCGCCCTGCATACACAGGAGCGGAGTCATCATAAAACCGTTGTCCGGCGGATGCGGATACGGAAGTATCGCAGCCTGACCGAGCCCGTATTGGTCCCAGCCGTGACCCATCTGATTCATGATGGCTGCACCGAGCGTCTGGTTGAACGAACGGACGATGTAGCACGAACCAGACGCGGGGTTCGCCGTGCGAACTGCTGGAACGCTGAGACCGTTATGGCACGCGCCGGTAGCCGAGCTGGTCTGATAGCCCTCAGAGTGACAGCCGGCTAGAAACGCTGTGTACTGATCATTCGCGCGCGTAGAAATGATGTCGCCAAAGGCCACCCACCACAGATACCCGCCCGACGCCTGCATGCCGGGCGGAGATTGGTCCATACATGCTTGGAAGTAGATCGTCTTGCCGTCAGTGATCAGCACCCACGGCCGAACGTCGCTAGAAATTGTGGCTGATTTGTACGCCATCAGCCCGTTGGTGTACTGTGTGGAAGTAGGGAATGGCTCGGTACCCGTGTTCACGTCCGACATGGTTAGGTAACCGCGAATCTTGGCCTCGCGCGCAGCGCCGGCGGTGGAACCGTCGTCGATGACCTGAAGATACGGACGCGAACCGCTTGTATCCTTCGAGCGATACACCGCTTTATTGGTAGCGATGTAGACCTTATCAAACCCCGCAGGGGCGCGGGTCACGGTGATAGTGCCTGTCGCAGGCGTGGCAGGTGCGTTTGCCACGGTGTATGTAAAGTGCGTAGGATCGATCACCGAGACCACAGCTTCAACGTTGTAGTCAGCCTGATCTGCACCGGTGATTCTGGCTGAATCCCCGGTAGAGAGCCCGTGTGCAGCACTAGTTGTCACCGTAGCAGTACTGTCACTACGAGTGATGCTGGCGACGCTAACCGAGTTGTAGCCGTTGACGAGCACCGCGTCCAGCACGGTGATCAACGAACCGTTCGCGCCTATCAACTGTGGCGCGCCTGCCTGCCCGGCATGGAAAACCTTGATGGCCATGTCAGCTCCACTTTCCGTTGCTGTCCCCAGTGATGTCGATATAGACGCCGCCGAGATACGAGGAAGAGACCGGTGTAGCGCGCAGATACATGAGCGTACGCCCCTCAAGGCCAATCACATTGTCTATCAGTTCTCGATGGCCGTGAACTGTGCCGTGCAGACCTTGGTAGTACGGCAGTGTGCCGCGAATGTTACTGTCCTCCGTCACTTTGATTTGCTCGAGGTAGTAGCGGCTATCGATTGGGTTCGGAAACGGCAGCATGCCGTAGTACCCAAAGCAATATTGTCCATCCCCGATAACTCCCGCGATGAGCCCAGCCGACAGAACAGGGCTAGCCAGACCGTTGTACCGGCGAGCGATACACGTCACCCCAGAACCGTATATGTATCCCTGAGTCCACCGGCTTTGAGTTGGGCGCATGAGCCCAGAGTTCGTAACTGAACTGTAAGTCGACTCCACATCACCGCCTGAAATCAGTGTGGCGTAGGCGTCGGGCACGGTCGCCTTGAAATCACCGAAACCGAAGAGTCTGGAGTATCCGTCAGGTGTGAAGTCCGTTCCGCTGCGGTTGGGGCTCAGCCACAGGAAGAAAAATTTGCCGTCCGTGATGATCGTCCACGCGCGGGAAGAAGTATCGACTGCGGTGGACTTACACAGGTACTGCCCAAACGTGCCGGCTGCTACGATCGTGGGGAATGGAAAATCCCCATCGTCGATGCCGCGCATGTTCTCATACCCACGCCAGCCAGCGTACCGCGCGCCCTGACCGTTCGGGCAGTTGGCAATGTCGTTCACCTGCAAGAAGTGGCGGCGGCTCGTGAGATCGTTAGAGCGATACACACCACGGTTCGTGTCGACGAAGACCTTCGAGAACCCACCTCCTGCGCGCTTAGTGGTGATGGCGCCGGTCGCTGGCGTGACAGGAGTAGCCGTACCGATGTCGAAAGTAAAGACGGTATCAGAGACGTAGCTGATGGGCCAGTCGCCGTTGTATTCCACCTGATCGGCGCCGGCGATTGTGCAGACGTTGCCGATCCCGTTGCGGTTCCAGTAACGAGTATTTGGGTTGTCATACCCGTGCGAAGTGGCACAGGTAACGGTAACCGTCGAGCCCGAGCGAGTCATCGACGAGACATTGACTTGGTTGTAGCCGTTGACTAGGACGGCGTCCAGCACCGTGATCAGCGCGCCGACCGTACCGCTCAATGTAGGTGCACCGGTCTGGTCGCTGTGGTAGACCTTAATCGCCACTTTTTTCTCCTCTGGGCATGCCAATCGACGGAGGGGCCGAAGCCCCAACCACCCGAACTATCCACACAGAGGTCAGAGCTTGAAGATCTTATTCGCGCCGTTATCCCACGTGACAATGATGTCGCCGCCGTTCGGTGTGATGGGCAGGCCAGTAGCCGTGTCGATGAACGCAATCAGGGGCGAGGTCGAATCAGTGCCGGTGTCCTTGTACAGGACGATGGCCTCGATCGACGCACCAGTCACGGAGGTGAAAGTAACGTCGTTGGCGTCGGCGGCGCCACCAGCCGTGGACTTGCCGGTGAAGGCGCCAGACGTAGCGACGCGGGCGCCGGTACCGATGTCCGACAGGAACTCGTGGGCCGATAGGTTCACGGTGTACGTACCGGTGTCGACGAGGACAGCCTTGATCGTATCCGTGTTCCAGTTGAACTGGCCTTCGAGGAAGCGCTGACGGGCCTTGTCGAAGAGTGCGTTTGCCATGATCTATCTCCTAACGGTGCGGACGGTTGGGCCATGAATGAGAGTATAGGTGCTGAGGCCGTACTGGAGAGCCGCCTGTACGCCTCAGCTGCCGGTGTTTTAGTCGGAAAGCGGACCGACATGTGCGCCCACCTCCGGCTGGGACTGCTGCACATTCTCATCCGGCTGCTCGTACCACTGACGCAGCCGTTCAATGCGCTTGGCGCACAGCCCGAACTGGGTAATCCAGTCCTGTCGGCTATCCACCAGATCACGGTTATTTTGGATTTCCCGTGGTTCGGGCTCCTTGCACGGTTCCAGCAGAGGACTCGGCGGCACTACCTTGACCACCTGCACCACTGGTTTGAGTTGCTGTGCAGGAATCGTTGAGCATGCAGCCAAGCTCAGGAGGGAGAGACTCATCGAGATAGCCATGAACTTTCGCATTTCGCTTCTCCAAATTCGACAGTTTCTTTCGGGCTGCCGTGTCTGCCTTCGAGAGCTTGTCATAGTCAGCGATCAGTCCAGCCAGAACAGCAGCATCTTGCTCCCGCGTCTCTTGGAGATCAGAGATCGTCTTGTCCTGAGCCTCGTTGATCAGCTCCACGTTGACTACGCGCTCGCGCAGCTCGTCATTGCGCGCTTCGAGGTAGTTCGTGCGGTACCACAGCGCAATTGCGGTCGCTGCACTGACGATGGTGAGCGCGATCAAGGCGTACTCGATCACCAGCCGCACGTTACCTGTGACGAACGTGACAGCGGTGCCGAGGAACGGCACCTTTTCGAGGAAGTTAAGCATCGTTCTTCTCCTTCGACGGACTCTCATCGATGGGCGCAGGTGCTTGCAGGTCGTTCGAGATCCCAAGCTTCTTGAATACGAGCTTCTCCAACATGCGGATCGAAGCGTTTGCGCCCAACCACCCCGACACGCCGACGATGACACCGGTCCATTGGTCGGAAAAGCTGGTGGCGCTGCACATCAGCATCACGAGCAGACCGACGAAGCCGGCCGCAAGCCCCTCGATACATGCACGGCCGTAGCTGATATTAGCCGACTCGTCCAAAGCGCGCATCACGTGCCCCAAAAAGCCGCCGAACGCGGCAAGTGCGGCGTACAGGATTGCTTTCGCCCACCAGCGCGCCCACAAAGAAGTCAAGTCATCCACGATAGAGCCCTACCTAAAATGTGCGAGGGCCCTGCCCTGCCAGAGAATCAGACGCTGGGCTCCTCAGTAGAGAAAGCCAGCCCCTTGATGTACTTCTCAGTGACTTTGTCGGCCGCTTCGGCTTTGGTCACCTGACCGTCGCTGTCGGCATCCAGAACAGCGTTCTGCCGGTATGCGATGCCGCCAGAGAAGAGAACCGCATCATCCGGCTGCCCGACATACTTCGGCAATAGGATAGCCATGTACATGTCGGACAGAGACTCAATGCGGGCAGCGTACGGCTTGAAGTAGCGCTGGACATAATCCAGCTGCTGAACAGAACTCATCTCCGCAAGCGCATCTGTGGTGGTGCCCATGTCATGCGCAGTGTTGGGCATGAACTGAATGAGGCCAACGGCGCCGCTGCCCGCCGCGTTTCGTACCCTCGGGCTGAAGGTCTCGCCGGACTCAAAGGCCATGCAGCTCATGAGCCACGATGCATGGTCGTTGGTCCAGCCGAAGTTACGACAGATTTCGAGCACTTTGGCACGAAACGTCGGGCTGACCTTCTGCCCCCACGCCAAGTCGAATGTTCCCATCTCAGTCCTCTCAGATGCCGCCGTAGACGACGGTACGGTACTTGTGCTCCCGGCGCTCGCGCTCGGCTTTCGCCTGATCACAGTACGCCAGAAACTTGTCACGAAACTCCATAGAGCGGCCACGGTCATAGGTCTCCGCGTCTTGCTTCTCGTGCGCCAGATGCTTCATCCAGTTCAGCAAGTGCCGATGGTGCTGGGCGTCGATTTCGAAGGCAGTTGAGGAAGCGGTAATGTCTTCGAGGGGCATGCGGTAGACAATCGCTTGGAGCGTGTCGTTCGCCACAGCGGGCGCGAGCAGGCGAAGCTTGTTCGCGTCCATACCGACAATCACGGCCGTGACAGGTGCGGGGCGGTCGGTGAACTTGATACCGCCCGTACCGAAGGACATAGACTGACCGTAGTCGCCCTGCGCTAAACCGGGGCGGCCAAGGTCTTCAAAGTTCAGGATGTCGACGTTGTGGCCGTCAGACATACGGCGCAAGTCGCGGAGCTTAAGGATGCGGGGGTCGTAGTTGAGATACGTGTCCCCTGCAGCGACCTGTAGCGTGCAGACCGGGGCCGTGGAGTCAGCGATGCCTCCACCTTCACGGCAGAACATCTTCTGAGCGTCGTCCATGTATGCGAAGATCTCCGTATCCGTCCAAAGGGGCGGGGAGGCTTCGTCGCGGACATCACTGCGGAAGAGGTCCTTGAGCTGGGTGGGGGTCATCTCAGACCTCGATTAGCTGGCGAGCTTTTCAGCAGCCATTTTGTCGTGATACTGCTGCCACACAGTTGCGATTTCCTTCGCCTGCACCTTGAAGCCGACGACGTCGGACACAGCACCCACGGCGGGGCTGCCAGCAGCAGTGAAATTGTCGCGTGCGTTCTCAGCAACCAGCTTTTCGATGGCAGCTAGGATCAGTGGCGCGCGCTCGGCAGGGTCGGCGGGGGCGTTGTCGGTCGTGGTCACGTCTTCGACCTGCGGCTCTTCGCCGTCAGGCGGGATAGCACCGATGGCCAGCGCCTCTTGGTAGATGGCAGGCGGTACGTGGGTGGGTTCGCCCTTCTTGAAGGACACGGAATGCCCCTTGGTCGTGGTCAGGACGTGGTTACGATTCAGGACAAGCAGGGTTTTGCTCTTGGCTCCAGCCATGACGACTCTCCTTCAGTGGTGGTAATAGAGGAGCGGGGGCCGAAGCCCCCGCCTACCGGACCCGGTTTAGTGGGTCTGGACCTCATTCATGCGGTTGCGGATGACGTAACTCACACGGACGGTAATTTTGCCAGCCGTCGAGTCAGCCACGGTGGGTGCCACGGTCACACGGATCTGTTCGCCGCCGCCGACATAGCCGGTGGGAGTGAGGGCAGTGCGGCCGGCAGTGGTCTTGTCGGTCACGCCGAGGTAGCGCGCCGTGTTACCGCTGTCGCCGACCGAGACGTTGTAGGCGGTGGAACCGCTTACAGCCGTCTCGGTGACCACTTCACCACCAACCACGATGGCATTGGTGGGCAGAAGGATCACGTCAAACACGTGGCTACCCACTACCTTGAAGTTGTCGTCCGCGCCGGACGTGTTCTTCATGGTGTCGTTTGCCACATCGAAGGTGAACTCAGCAGTGATCGGGTATTGACCACCGCGAGCCGCAAGTTTCTGAGCCATGGAATTTCTCCTTAGGAAGTTGCGAGTTGCGGATGATCCCGATTACTGGGCCGCGTACACCGAAATCACGCCGAAGTCCTGCGTGGTGTTGCCGGCGTAGATCGAGTTGAACTTCGGCTTCAGGAAGCCGAGGATCTTCCCAACCGAGATGCCCTGCTGATTCTCGTAGTCGAAACCCTTCTCGACCCACTCGGGGTTGCCGATGTCGGCCATCGCCAGCGCTTGGGAGCCGCAGAACAGGATCTGGCAGCCGTCCACGGTGCCCGACGCGCCCCACTTCGAGCCGCTGGCAGCGCCCGCAGTGTTGTACACGTTGCGGTACTCGTGGAACACAATGCCGTCGATCATGACCGCATCGCCACCGGTGAACAGCGGGTTGCTGCTCGAACGCTGCATCGCGCTACGCACGTTCTGCATGTAGGTGGGGTCCAGCTTCAGCTTGGCCATCGCCTGCGGGGTCAGGAAGGCGTGGAACACCTCATCGCCGCCCTCGCCCTTGATGCCGCGCAGATACTGGTCCTTGGCGTAGGCTTTCAGCTGCACGAACAGCTCCCACATGGGGGTGTCGGTAGTCGTGATCGAGCTGGTGGCGCCGTTGACTTCCAGCGCCTTGTTGGTGCCGTTCCAGCGCAGCTTGCGCAGGCTGGTCGGGGCAGACACGTCCGCAGCGAACTCGAGGAACGGGAAGTCCGAACCCACACGCGGAGCACCGTTGTTGTGCATCGCGTAGCTCACGCCCGACATGGTCAGGAACGCCAGCTGATCGATACGCTCGGCCAGCCAGTAGGCCAAGATATCGCGGCTGTTGTTGCGAAACTCGACGACCGACTTCTGGTCAGCCATGCGACCTTCGTGGCGGTTGGCGTGGCGCAGTTGATCGATACGGATCACCTGATCGTACGACTTCATCGCCTCTTCGTTGCCTTCCAGCGTACGGTCACCCGCAACGCCGTCGCCTTCGAGGTCAGCCAGCAGCGTGATGACTGCGCGGGCGCCCTTCTCGGACTTCTTCAGCTCGGTGATGTGCTGAATCATGGAGTTCGAGTCGTTGCCGAGGAACTTGTTCACGAAGGAATAGTTCCGGGCCATGCGCCACGTGTCCATCGACCAAACGGTCTTCTGCTCGTTGGTAAGCAGAGCGAAATTGGTAAGCATCTTGTGCCTCCTTAAGACAGAAATGAAAAGTCAAACCGTTGATGCTCTCAGATCACGCTCTGGGGCCAGCGCAGGTCGGCTTTTAAGGAGGTCGGGACTCCGCAGAGCTGTCGGGTCTGCTACCGAATGCTGCGAAGTATAGACGAAAAAATGGGAGGACATCAACTGTCCCCCCAAAATGTTGAGGTTGCGCCGCTTGCAGACCTCAACAGCCTTCGAGACTGGATTATCTCGCAGATGTTGCGCCGCCGCAACCACAATCGCCACTCGTTGGCGCGAATACCGGCCAGTCCGTACTGCGACGGAGCCGGTGGTCGTTGATTGGGTTGTGCATCGGGGGCGTATCAACCACGAATGTCTCAACTGGGAAAGCCTCCTTCACCTTCGCGCGGATAATCCCCCACTGGTCGCGCGAAGGAGGCTCGTTTGTCAGGTCGACGAAGCCCTTCAGGTAATACATCAGGTCATTTGAGTTCACTTTACCTCCCCTGCTGCGCACACTGGGCCGCCATACTTATTACCTGATACTCAGGCCCGGGCGCCAGTGTAGGGATCGGCGGGTTGTAGCCACCCCAAAACGGCTGACTGGGGTACGTATTCATGGGGTCGCGGGCAATCTGAAGCTGGTCCTCGGCGTGCTCCAGCAGTTTCTTGGCCGCAATGAAGCCAAGGGACTCGCTCAACTTTTCTTTGATGGTCCCCCACTGCTCTGGTGTGGGGGAATCACCCATGACATCAACGGCACCGTTGAGCCATAGGACAAACTCGGTTGGGGTTGGCATTGACGTTCTCCCATTCCTTTGTGTGAGTCGAAACCCTGCACAGCAGCGCGCTGGGTTGGGGGTTTAGGGGGCGGGTACTGACAGACATTGTTCCCAAACACGACGTACTCGGGGGCATCAACGCCAGAGCCGATCTTGGCCACGATGCGGCCTTCGTCGTTGATTCGCATGGTCACGTCCACCGGTTTTTCGGGGTCGGTACAAAGATAAGCGCGGAGGACCGCTTCGAGGTCGATCTCTTTAGCCATTACGTTACCCCGTGCTTCATCGCATGGACCACAGCACGGAACAGAAAGTCCTTTGCCTGCTGTTCGGGAGGGAGTTTGTCGAATGCCACAAGGCAAGGGTGCTCTTTGGCTTCAGGGTTCTTCACGGGGCCGTATTTCCAGCCATCGGCGATCTTCTGGGCTGCCCAGCTTTCATGGCTCGCTTCGGGGCCGTAGTCGCCGGACAGATGGAACTCAACACCAAGGCGTGCGCTGTCGCGCTGCCACATGGGGGCGTCTTCCCACGCAGGCTGGGACATATCCCCGAGGGCTTGGCAGTAGGCGCGGTTCACTTCGTGACAAACGCGGGCGATCTCTTCTTTGGTGGTCTGCATGCTTTTCTCCACGAAAAAGGGCCCCGAAGGGCCCTTCGAGGTCCACTGATCTTATATCAGATTACGTCGCCGCGCAATCTGGCTTTGGTCTCCTCGTCCAGCTTGGCGAACTTGTCCTGCGACAGGCGCAGTACGTCCAAGTCCCCGCCTTTGCCACCACCGGCCTTGTCGGAGTCCAGCCCCACGTTCTTGCCGTCCGGGGGCTGCTTCTTGCTGGCCTCGGCCGCCTTTTTGCGGGCCTCGGCTGCGCGCTGCTCGGCCAGCTCCTTAGCCTTGTCGCCGCCGTCGCCCTTGCCGGCAGCTGGCGGGCTACCCAGCGCGTATTTCACAGCCTTGGCCAGCGCATCGGCACGCTTCATGCCCGCTTTCACGAAGGCGTTCAACAGCGTGGCTACCTCATTGGTCTTGTCCTCGTCGAAATCCTCGTGCTCAGGATTCAGTGCGGGGTACTTGGCCTCGTAGCCAGCCAGCTGAGCGTTGTAGCTCATCTCCTCGATGGCTGCCCTGCGGGCCGCCTCCGACTTGGTGTTGGTCTGATACTCGGTCAGGTCATCGCGCAGCCCGTCGATTTGACGGCGCACCTTGCGGGCTTCGTCCTTCTTACCGTCGAGGATCAGATCCTCGTACTTGTCCTGCAGTTCATCGATCTTGGCACGCATCTCATTGACCGCCTTGACCGTGACCGATGCCTGCAGGCCGCCTTTGAGCCTCTCGATCTCCTCCAACAGCGTCTGTTCGCGCTGCTTGGCCTTGTTGATGGCCTCGTCGAAGCGCGACTTCGGGATGCGGATGCGCTTCTTCTTCTCTTCCTCGGCTTCGAGGCGAAGGCGCTCGGCCTTTTCTTCTTCGGTTTCCTCGCTCTCTTTGTCGAGGTCGACCTTTTCGTTGTCATCGCCCTTGTCTTTGGACTCGTCGCCCTTACCAGCGTTGTCCAGCGGCGACTTGACGTCGTCGCCACGGTCTACGGGCGGATTCTTGTCATCAGCACCGCCGCCGCTGGCAGCGCCGTCGTCACCGGCGGGAGCCCAATAGCCACGATGGATGAGTTGTTGGATTGCGAAAGGCATGATCAAGCTCCTTGCTTGGGTTTAGCCGGGGCGCCCGGCACTGGCGAAGTGGGAGACGCCTCTCCCGGGGGTTGTGCGTTGTGTATCGCAGCGACGCGAGCGGCCTTAGCCTGCTCCTTCGCCACGGTGGCTTTGATGGCTGCTTCGGCGGTGGCCTGCTCGCGCTTGAGGGCCATCTCCATCTGCAGCTGTTCGCGCTTGAGCTCGAACTCTCGGGCCATCTGTTCCTGCTTGAGCTGGAATTCCTGATTGAGCTTCTGCTGCTCCATGGCCATCTCGGCCTCCAGCTTCTGCTGCTCCAGTGCGGTTTCGTCCTGACCAGAGTTCGCACTGGCCATCGCGAGCTCCTTATGAGCCTTGGCCTGCTTGAGCTGGGCGTCGGAACCCTTCTGAGTGGCCTCGGCCTCCTTCACGGCGACGTCTGCCGCCAGCGCACGCATCTGCAACTGAGCCTGCTGCTGAGCCTCGGGGGTCTGACCAGCCTGCTCCATCTCGGAGATGATCTGGGCCTTATCCTTGAGGCGGCTCGACTGCAGGATGTATTTGTCAGGGATCTGCACACCGGCCTCGGTACGCAGACGCACGGCTTGGTCGAACTGCGTGTCCTCGAACGTGTCGCGCTCAGGCTGGTTCGTCACCACGATGGCGTACTCACCCAGCGTCAGGTCGTTTACGATGCGGCCTTCCGGGGTGGGCTGGTTCACCGTCATCTGCTCAGTGGTGTTCATCAGGCGATCGGTTGTGATGAACATCAGGCGCTGCTCGGTGTAGTACTCCTGTACGAGGTCCAACACGGCGCGCGCCAGCAGGAAGTCGGAGCGGTTCATGTTGTCCATGACCTTGGCGAGGTTCGCCTGACCACTCTGCTTGTTCGTCTGGATGCTCTTGGCCGCCACGTCCTCGCGTGCAAAGCCCTGCATGTAGTCCGACACGCCCGAGATGCTCTTGATGTGCTCCTCGGCCTTGTACGAGATGCGGTCCAGACCAGTGGGGGTCTGGTTGGGCTGGATCTTCTCGATGTTGTTGATATCGTCCAGCTCGACCACAAGGCCAGACTGCGCACCGCGCTGCTCCAGCTCAGCAGTGGACATGTTGGTCAGCGCGTTGCGCTTCACCTTCCAGCCGGAGTTGGCCGAGGTGTTCACGACGTGCAGCTCTTGGCTCGACACCTTGTTCAACAGCTCCTGCGGGCCGAGCAGGTTCTCCACCAGACCGATGGTGCGACCACGGCGGAAGTACGGGAAGTACGGCACCACGGTGAAGTGCTTGTACGGGCTCCAGTCGTCATGCAGGACCACGTTGTCGGCGATGACCGTCCAGCGGATACGCTGGACCAGCTTCTTTGTCGTGGCGAGGTGCGGGTTGGCGGCGAGGTACTGAGAAATGCGCTCGTCGTCCCAGTCGTCAGGCACTTGGCGCGTGTCGCCGGTCTCCAGATCGACGAAATGGAGCACCTTATCCAACTTCTTCCACTGGCGCTCGATGACGCGGATGTTGCGGACGTTGTCGTACTCCTGCTGCGTCACCGTGTTGTTCGGCCAGCCGACAGCACGCGAGGTGCCGAAGCGGTCGCGGTTGATGTCGATCGAGTCATAGCCGTATGGATAGTACGAATCCGTGCGCGAGCGCAGCAGATCGGCGTCGGCCTTGCTGTACAGCAGCTCGATCTGGTCGGGACTCATCCACTTGGTGATGATCACGTCGTTCCACTTGTCCGGGTCGTACTCGTCCGCGTCGGCGTCGATCAGCACATTCTTGGGATTCAGCTGCTCGATGCGGACCTCTCCGCGCAGGGAGTCGGTGAAATCCAGCCGCACGTCGAAGAAGCCACGGGACGTCACGATACCGTCAGTGAACACGTCGGAGCGGACCCAGTCGAGCTGGTTGTTGTCCGCGATCTGCATGAACACCTTGGTCAGGGCGTCTGCCACCTCGGACGTGGCCCCCTCGTTGCGAGGCTTGAAGGCAATGTCGGTGCGGTTGAAGATCTGCTCGCCCATCACGTTGGAGATGGTCGAGACGATCTTGTTGATCGTCAGAGCGGGGCGGCGCTGCGCCTTGAGCAGGGCCAGATCGTTCTGATCCCACTGCAGGCCAGAGAAGAAGTCTTCGCACTTGGCGGCCTTCTTCACGTAGTCGAGGTGGCCGTTGTCACGGAGCCACGTGTAGCGGTTCCAGACTTGGGTGGCCAGAGCGGTGTCTACAGGCATATTGATCTCCTCAGCTCAAATCGTTGAGACGGTACATGGCCTGCAGCAGCACTGTACGGATATCCGCGAGGGCGTTGTCCAGCGAGATGTCACCGTCCGTCAGGTCATCGCGATTCTCGTCGATCCAAGCGACGAGGTCCTCGCACATCTTGACGCAAGGGCGAATGACTGGAGACCACGCGGGGTAGGTGCTGATCCTCTCGTTCTTGCCCTGCCACTGCTCGACAAAGCTATCGATAACGTCGGGCAGGTCTGTGTATAGGGTCTCCAGCGCCTTGTGGGCGGAGTAGCTCGAGGTCTTGAAGTGCTCAAGGTGGGCGAAGGTGCCCATGTGCAAGACGCGAACCGCGAGCTCTGCTTGTAGTTTCGACATGATCTCTCCTATGCCGACATGTGGCTACCACTGCCGGCGAAACTCTCACTCAGCTTATCCCGCCAGCTCTTCAGTGGCGGGGGTACGTATGCTCGCGGCGGCTCTTTACCCATGCACAACTGCACTGCCCAAGCCAGCGCGTCGACCACGTCGTCGTGGACACCGGCTGGGAAGCGAAGAAGCTCCTGTTCAGCTTGTGTACGCCACGCAGCTTCCTCGGGGAAGATCACGCGGCCCTGCTGCATGCGCCCCTGCAGAGGGCGAGCACGCGCCATTTTATCCGTCATTGGCCGCAGCACCTCATACGGCAGGTATTGTCGGCGCTCAGCCATGCGTTTCTTGAACAACGGCTCGATGGCACGCCAGATCTGACCGTCCTCAGCACCGATTAGATAGCCGGTGTCGGGCATGGACCCCCAGCGCAAGGCTGTGTCAAGCATGGCCTCGACGATCTGGAAGCTGTCACCCTTCATCCGGAAGATCTCCAGCACATAGAGCTGATCCACCTCGTCCTGCAGAATCGTCGCGCCCACGGTCCAGTCGTTGGCCTGCTTCTCGCCGATGGCGAAGTCCCACGCAGTGTAGATGCGCAGCCCTGCGGGCGACGGGAGCTGGCGCTGGTAGCGGAAGTACTCCTTGTGGAAGTACATGCCCTCGTCGGGTACCGGGTTCTGCTGGTACAGCGCCGACCAGATGCGCGGCTGCAGGTTGGCGCGGATACGCTTGAGCGCTTCGGTCGGGTACCGGTCCTCGTGGAGGCAGAAATCCTTGGGGCGCAGCAGCGTCAGATTGGGGCCGGGGTTCTCGATCGGCTCATCAGTGCGAACGATTGGACCGGGGTTGTCCGGGTCAGAATCGTCGCGGTACTCGTACGACGTGCTCAGCGCCGGGTACTTGATGATCTCGAAGTTGTCGATGCCCTCCGGCGCGTCTTCCTTACCGATCAAGGCCATTGCCTGCTGCAGCCGACCGGCGAGGTCGTCGTCGTTCCACCACGTCTGGATGACAAGCACCCCGCCGCCGGGGGCGAGACGCGTGTACGCCGTGGACTGATACCAATCCCACAGCTTCTCGCGCACTAGGGCTGAGTCGGCTTCTTCTTGGTCTTTGATGGGGTCGTCGATGATGAGGATGTGGGCGCCCTTGCCGGTGATACCGCCGCCACGGCCAGCTGCCGTAAATCCGCCCCCTTTGGTGGTGTTCCACTTCTCGACAGACTGCGAATCTGGGTCGAGAACGGCGTCGGGGAAGATGGCTTGGAACTGTGGGTCACGAAACACCTCCCGAACCTTGCGGCTGAAGCCCATTGGCAGGTCGAGGTTGTACCCCACGTTGATCAGCTCGTGGTTGGGGTAGTGGCCAAGGTGCCATGCCGGAAAACGAATCGACGCCAGCTCAGATTTGCCATGCCGGGGCGGCATCAGCAGCATGAGACGCGGACTTTTGCCCTCAGCGACCTCGCGGCTGAACCGTTCGAGGCGACGGCAGATGTCATCGTGGACCCAACCCGCGCTGTAGTTGGGGTGAGTCAGCTTCGTGAAATGCAGAAGGCGCCGACGGGCCAGAATCCGGTCGGCGAGGAGCTTCGCAGCGGCGGGATTAGGCTTCGGGGAGGCCATTTACTGGCACCTCTTCGATCACCGTAACGTCGCCTTCCAACACGCTGGAGTCTCCCTCGGCCAACCTCAGCAACTCCTCGTCGCTCAAGGCGTTCAGGTGCTGGATCAACACCTGACCCTTCATCGAAACTTCGATTTTTGCCTTCGTCGGCTCGTAGAAACCGCACATTTTGCCCACTTCGCGCCAGCCGGCGATCATCGTGAGTGGGTCAGCCTTGATCTTGGCCATCGCGATCGACTCCAAGAAGCCGTCGATGACCCGTTTTTTGGTCAGTTGGCTCGCCGCTGCGTACTCAGCACGACGTTCTGCGATGGCGCGCTCGATTTTCGGGTGCCTCATCCACTCATAGGCCGTAGTTCCGGGATGTGAAGCACCTGCAGCACGCGCCGCTGCCGTCTGGGTCATGCTGTGGTCCACCAAATTCACGACGAACTGCCGCTGCATCTCTGTCAACGGTGCGTCGGGGTTCAAGTTACCGTTTTTCGCGCTTTCGCTGCGGCTCGGGAGATTTTCCGGAGCCTGCGAAATGTTGGAACGGTACTTTTTCGGTGTCTTGGTAGCCATTTGATATCGATTGTAGTCCTAGGAAAATTTTGGCGCAATTTTTTGGGGCTCGGGACTGAAAACAGGGGGTGGGGGCACTTCGGTTTTGATAGCAGGGGGCCAAAAAACATGGTGCGAGGGGCTATGTTACCGAGTGACACCCCCTCCCCCCTTCGCCCCTCGGCGAGGGGTGGCTTCGGTTTCGGTTCGCCGCCGCTGGGAAAGGAGTGTCTTGGAACTCCTACCTCGGCGGCTTTTGATTTTTTGCACGCTTCGCGTGCTTGCCCTTTGCTTGTGAGCGATTTCGCTCGCTTGCAAAGGAGTTGTAAATGATTCGGCTTGAGGAACTTGAGAAGGAAAACGAAGAGCTGCGTACGAAGTGCGCAGATCTGGACAAGCAGCTTTGGGATCTATGTGCTAAGCACGGTGAGCTGCTCACGCAGCTCGAAGAACTGCGTGCGCAGCGCTTGGATCCGCGTGCGCAGCCGCAGGGTGTCGGACAAACCGTGTCCGAGTACACGAAGCGCGATGGTACGCGCTGGGCAAAGATACGTACGGGCTGGAACACGTACGTTCACAGACAAGTTGCGTGATTGGCGGCTTGCGTGCTTCGCACGCAGGCCCTTTGTGTTTTGAGCGATGTTGCTCAGTTTGAAGGAGATCTTGAAATGTTTGAATTCGTTACCTCGTGCGTCACCAACTTCGTTGCTAAGCACAAAGCGCGTAAGGCGCGGAAGACGGTCGCTAGGTATCTCGACGTCGTGGAATATCAGGCACGCAAAACCATACCGCTGGGTCTTGCGTTCTACCGTAGCTGCGCTATTGCGATCATCGACAAGACCGAGCAGGACCCAGAACCGCTGCTTCAGTTCATCGCGGCTGCGAAAGCAGTGACTAAGCACTACGGTCCGGCGCTGAAACTGGAATTCGATGCGCTGATGGAAACGATGGACGAGGTCAATGCTGATCCTAAGCTTCAGTTGTACATCGAAGAGTTTGCCGAAGCACTCAGTGACTTGGTAGAGGACGACGATGATTGTTGAGAGCGGCGTCATCATATTTCTCGGGATGCTGTTGCTAGGCATCAAGCTCCCGAGACACATCTCGTTAAAGCTGCTAGGCCATCCATTGGCCTTGGATTTAAGCGTCTCCGTGCTTGCGTACATCATGCACTACGGGACGTTCAGCGGTGTGATGGCTGCTGCGGTCGCTGGGCTCATGTGCTCAGGATTCACGTCAGTCGCGCGTTATGCGTTCGGCTACATCAAGAACAAACAATACTTCAAGGGCCGGATCTGGCAGTTGAAGCTTCGCGAGGACGAACTGAAATGATGATCGTCTACGGATTCGAGGGTGCAGCGCTAGATGCGCTGTACCAACAGTACGCGCAGTCTCCAGAGGAATTCCTCGCCGATCTGGAGCAGCAACTAGAAGACGGCGAGCTAACCGAAGAGGAAGTTGCCCAACTAATTAAGGACTTCACTAGTCGCGACTAGTGAGTGTGTGGCAGTCGTCAAGACTGCCACCCAGTGAGCGTCGCGTGCGGCGTTCACTGGGTGATCTCACCCACCGCTTGCAGACCGGCTGTCTGCTGCAACAAACCAACTGGAGTAGTTATGAACACGATCTTTGACGTCATCAGCAACCTCGACAACTCGGCACGTATCCCCGCACTGCGCGCAGTCACGCACAGCGCGATGGCCAAGTGCATTGGCGCAATCCGTCAGCACCTGCGTGAACAAGAACGCACAGAACGCGATGAGGAATCGCAAACGACTGCACTCGATCAGCGCAACGAGCAAGACGAGAACACACGCAGCGTGGACGAAATCGCACGTGAAATGGGCTTCAGCGAGAACGTGCCAGCCATCAAGCAAGCCAGCATCTGGCACGCGGTGTATGACTGGGCAAACAGCGAGCTCAAAACGATCACTACGTCCAAATGGGATGAACCGTTGTCGCTCGATGGAATGCTGCGGTTTATGACCGATAAGGCTCAGCCGCTCGACAAGACGCTGGTGAAAGCTCTGGCCGAAGCTGCACGCACGGATGAGAAGACCATCGCGCAACTGCACGAGCTGCAAGAACGTCGGGACCGGGAACGGCTGAAGGAGATGATGCCGGCGATCATCCAGACGTTCAACGGATTCGGTGACAACGGCTACGAGAGCAGCGTGACTGATCTGCCGATCATCGCTCAACACCAACTGGGTGTGAAGGTAGCGGAAGCGTTGCTCAAGGCTCGCGATCAAGTGCTGCTGCGAGTTATGCGCAGCCGCCGCTTGACCGACCTTGCCAGCATTCCGCTGATTGAAGAAGGCATCAGCGAAACGGCCAAGTGGGTCAACGAGTTCGAGAAGCAGCACCGCGATGAGATCAGCGAAGCAATCGAACGCGGTGTAAACGTCCGCACGCTTGAGGATCTGCGCGCCTAAGCACTAAGCACTAAGCACAACGGCCAGCTGGAGCAATCCGGCTGGCCGTTTTTCTTTTTAGGCCTGCCCCTTCAACACCAGCTCCGGGTGCACACGTGCGAGCTCCGACATGTGATGTGTCATGGCACGACGAACGAGCTCCGCAACACTGATGCCCTGCAACCTAGCTGCTGCATGAGCATCGTCAAGCATGGGTTGTGGCAAGGACAGCAGCAAGCGCGCCGACGCCCCTACGGACTCGTACTTCAGGAACCAACGGGCGTCAGACATGTTCATGGGTAGATGGTATCACGTGACCAAGTCTTACGCTCTCTCGATCCGAGGCGGCCGACTAAACCTCCTCTAGAAATCTATCTTCTCTATTACTTAACTACTTGTCTTTTTATTTTTCTTCAGAATGAGTTTTTATTTTGTAAGGAATGAAAGAGTGTAAGAAAGGTAGTAGTACATAGGGGAAAGCACCTTACACTCTGCCCCACGTTCCTTGCGATCACCCCCCATGTACCCTGCTCTGAGCATGTACTTTTCTAGCACCCAGATTTTGTGCTAGAATTTCAGTTCCATTTTTCTACGTGCTAGGAACCGTCATGATCCTCAGACAAGGCATCATTCGTAAGCTCCGCGAACGCTTCAACTTCACCCAGCTTGAACTCGCACACAACGCCAAGGTCTCGCTCTCAACCATCACAGCCATCGAGCGTGGGCACACTCCCACCCTCGAAACGTTGCTTGCCGTAGCTGATGTGTTCCACGTCGACTACCGTGATCTCCTCGAACCACCCGCCAAGCAACCGGCCAACGACGCCATCTGCAAGCTCCTCATCACGGCCACCAAATGAAAGCACGTCAATTCAAGTTCAACGGCCTGATGGTTCGCATGCTACGCGAACGCATGGGTCTGTCCTATCGTGGACTGGCAGACCGCACCGGGCTGAGCGCAAGAAACGTCTTGCTCATCGAGGCAGGCAAGACCCGAGACCCTCGTCTCTCCACAATGTGTGCGCTGGCCCAAGCCCTCAATGTCGAGGTCCAACAACTGATCTTCGAAGTACCACAAACATGAGTTTCGATGTCTTCTTCCTAACCGCAGACAGGCCGATCGTCAAGCGCTACGAGCTCGTGAACAACGAACTGGTCAAGCATCCCTATCCCTTTGTGTACGAGGTCACTTCGAGCCAAGAGACCTGCCACACGCTCTACGACCTCTACGGACACATCCAGAAGTACGCTGCACGTGGTGACTGCATGGTCAAGGGTAAGCTTGGACGCCAGCTGGTCGCTGAATCCCGCAAAGGTGCGACCAACAGCGAAGATCTGACTGAGTGGATCTGTCTCGACCTCGACGGCATCGAGGGCTATCAATCCGTGGACCATTTCCTGTCCGACATCGGATGCGCAGAGACTGACTACATCCTTCAGTGGTCCTCGTCCATGGGCATCGAGAACAAGGCTGGTTTCCGCTGCCATATCTTCATGCAGCTGGACAAAGCCGTACGTCCTCAGCAACTGAAGAACTGGCTCCAAGATCTGAACCTGAGCCGCCCTACTCTGAGCGGTCAGCTTCAACTCACCAAGACCGGCAACTCGCTGCGCTGGCCTCTTGACATCACCACATGTCAGAACGACAAGCTGCTGTACATCGCCCCACCTGTCCTCGGCAAGGGTATCGCCGACCCGTTTCCGGACAAGGGCACGCGCGGCAAACCCGCCATCCCACGAATCTCGTTCGAACAGCGTGTTCACAAGAAGCTAACGCTACCGACCAACCTGATCCTTCAGGAAGCGCTACGCGATCGCACCCATGCGAAGGTCTCCGAACTTCGTGTCGCAGCAGGCTTACCCAAGATGAAAGCCGTGAAGTACAAGTTCGACGGCACGGTTGAGTACATGGCCAATCCGGGCCAAGCCACAATCACCGACATGAAGGAAGAACGTGGGTTCGTCTACTTCAACCTGAACGGCGGAGATTCATGGGCCTACTACCATCCTGTAGAGAGCCCTGAGTTCATCTACAACTTCAAAGGCGAGCCCGCGTACAAGACGCAGGATCTGCTGCCGCAATACTGGGCCAAGCTGACCCAACAAGCTGCGTCCGGTGCTCCTGATGCCAACGGCCGGATCTACCTCGCCTTTCGCGAGTTCACATCCGGTGTGTACTGGAATGGCATCTACGACACCAGCACCGACAAGTTGGAACTGTACCCAGCCAAGTCCGAGACACAACTGCGCCACTTCATGAAGAACAACAAGATGCCACTCGGAGAGTCCATCCCCGATTGGAAGCGCGTGTTCGAGCCCAACAACCCGAACGTGATCGATCGTCAAGCTCAAACGGTGAACATCTACAACCCATCCGAGCTGATGAAGAACCCGACACCGCCCTATGTCGCCTCACCCCCCAGCGTAGTCAACAAGATCATCGACCACGTGCTAGGAAACGACAAAGCCACGCTCGACCACTTCTACAACTGGCTGGCTGTGATCGTGCAGTACAAAACTCGTGCCGGTACAGCATGGGTGCTGCAAGGCACACAAGGCACCGGCAAGGGCTTGCTCATGCACAACATCCTCACTCCGCTCTTCGGCTATGAGAACGTAGCCGCTAAACGGATGGAAGAGCTGGAGTCACAGTTCACTGAGTTCATGGAGAACAAGTTCATCGTCTTCATCGACGAGATCGAGGCTGGCAAATCGCTGTACCACACCAAGGTCACCGCCAAACTGAAGAACCTGATCGTGGAGCCCATGATCAGCATTCGGAACATGTATCGCCCTGCGTACATCGCTCCGAACTTCACTTCGATGATCTTCGCGTCGAACAAGCCTAGCTCAGTCGAAGTGGCACCCGACGATCGTCGTTTCAACGTGGGTGCTTACCAAGAAAACAAGCTGCAGATCACTAGCCACGAGATTGACCAGATCGAGAAAGAGCTGCCCGACTTCTACGCATTCTTGATGCACTACCCAGCAGACCCTGACCGCGCCCGCACACCGCTGATCTCGACGTCTCGTAGCACTTTGATCGACATCAGCCGTACTGCGATCGATACGGTCAGTGATGCGTTACTCAAAGGTGATCTCCAGACTCTCTGGGACCACTTGCCAAGCCAGAAGTCATTGACTCCCGGCAACGCCCTGATCCAAGCCAAGGCACAAGGGTATCGCGATCTGATCGTGAACATAGTCAGTGACATCAGCGCCCACGACAAACTGACGCGCGACGAGCTGTACACGATCTTCGAGTACACCGTGGGTAACATGCCAACCAGCCCCAACAAGCTGACCAGCACGTTGAAGCACCATCGCTTGCACCTCAAGCCCGTGTGGAAGTACAACCGCTCAGTGCGTGGTATCGAGGTGAACTGGAAGGTGGACCCTGCATGGTTGGCGCAGGCACAGCAAGAGATTGCAGCCGGAGCAGTATGACTGAAATACCACACCTTAACCTTCAAGCCGCCATGAAGCTGAACCCTAAGCTTCAGTGCTGGCGCTGGAACGCAGGGTTTGAACTCAACCACAAGTACGTCCCCGGTTGGTGGGCTCCTGTAGACAACCCTAAGTGGTTGCCTTACTACGTCTACGCAGTCACGAGCAGTGAGAAAGACAAGCCGTCATGGACACCGCCCGACCCGCCTTAGCGCTCGAAGAGAAGTACCAGCGCTGGAAGGAAACTCACTTGCCACTCGCAGATACCTACACCACGTTTCCGCTGGCTATGCTGCTGCAGACGCTCGACAACGAGCGTCTGCTCGCAGCACACAAAGACGCAGTGGCTGGGCTGATAGCTGAAAAGCTACTAGCCCGCACTAACCCGTTTGACAACTTCCGCTATGCAGCAGGACTCACTGCTGAACTGCTCTTCAGACGAGGACTACATGGGCAACAAGAAATGGATATCCAAGCGAGACCTAGCTTGGATGACCAGTGAAGGGAAGATGGTCAGTGTCAACATGATGTCAGACACGCACCTTCTCAACTCAATCGCACTGCTTCGTCGTCGCATCGCAACGCTGAAGCTACAAACGGGGCAAACCAGCCTCAGCCTATTGTCTCTTCGTTATATGGAGGATGAAGCGAACGACCGTGGACTCAATCACAAAGACAGCACCTAACCCCTCAAAAACCCGGAGTTGACATGGAAAACAAACGATACATCCCCCAGCGCAAACTGGGAACTGCGTTACGCGGCTTCTTCGAGCACGTAACCTCTCACGACGAAGAAGGCGTCCACGCTGCACTGTGCGTGGTCGCCAACGACTCAGCCGACGACCCCGGCGAGTCCATGCACATCTGCAGTTTCGGCGCTGGCGATCCTGAGGTGCTGGCGCAGATCATGATCATGGCAATCGAATCCGCGATCGAAGAGGTCTCTGGCTTCGAAAAAGCATGGGTCAAAGCTCTGCGCGCCAAGCGACTGCAATCGGCAATCGACGATGTGATGGAAGCCATCGAAGCCAAAGGCATGGAAGCGGTCAAGCCCGAAGCTGACGCGATCATTAAAAAACTGAAAACCAAGGAGCCCAAGCAATGACTGAACGTTCTGAAATCAACATCATCGAAGACGGCGACGACGCCGCTTTCGTAGCACGTGCCAACCAAGTTCTCAGTGAGATCAAGGCTGTGCTTCCCGAAGACTTGCGCTGTTTGCTGCTGTGCGCCGTCACCAAGAACAACACGGTGAAGGTCGGCATCCTCGGCTCGGACACGGACATCACCAAGATGCTCATGACCGTGGCAACCGTGGCACGCAATGGCATCGAACAGGCCGAGTCACCATCCAACCCCAACAACGAGGTACTTCAGTAATGCCCTCCGCCCTGCGTCTCTACCAGATCACGGACACCGCCGCACAGGGCAAGGACCGTACCGTCCCCGGAGCCTACTTCAGCGATAAGAAGCTGGCGAAAGCCAAGCGTCGAGAGCTGAACGGCGATGAAAGCGATGGCCGTAACCTACGCTACGTCGTCAGCCCCGGGCCTGATCATCACAACTACAAGGCTTGAACCATGTCCGAAACCAAGCCGACTATCCCGCGCTTCGTCATCTTGTTCTGGACCACTCGCTCATCTGTAGCCAGTACTCAGCTTGTGAGCACTGAAGACGAGCTAGCCCAGCAACTGAAAAGGCTACAAGAAAATGGCGAAGTGACTGCAATCGCCGTCTACTCGTTCTTCAATGCGCAGCAACGCGTCGTTCATTTCCAACCTCTTTCCCCCCAACCCTAACGCACGGAGTCAATGAAATGCGTCCTTCTCAAGTAGTTCAAGCCCTCGAGTACCTGATCAAAGCCAAACAGCCCGTCATGCTGCACGGCAGCCCCGGTGTGGGCAAGTCTCAGGTGGTCAAACAAGTCGCTGACAAACTCGACATCGATATGATCGACCTGCGCCTGTCGCAACTCGATCCGGTCGACTTGCGCGGCGTGCCCAGCGTCAGTCGCAAAAAGACCGAGTGGAACGTTCCTTCGTTCCTGCCTACCGAGGGCAGCGGCATCTTGTTCCTCGACGAGATCAACTCGGCCGCTCAAGCCACGCAGGCTGCTGCCTACCAACTGGTGCTCGACCGCAAGCTGGGCGACTACGAGCTGCCTCCGGGCTGGGCCATCATCGCTGCTGGTAACCGCTCGACTGACCGTGCCATCGTGAACGCGATGTCCACGGCTCTGAAGAACCGCTTCACCCACATCAACTACGAAGTGAACAACGAGGACTGGTGTGAATGGGCTCTGACCCACAACATCGCGATCGAGGTCCTCGGCTTCATCCGCTTCCGTCCGATGCTGCTGAACGAGTTCGAACAGCGCAACGAGACCAAGGAAGAAAAGGAGCGCGTGCAGCGCTTGAAGGACGCTCAGGCCTTCGCTACTCCGCGTTCGTGGGAGTTCATGTCCAAGGTGGTGCAACAGCAGCCGTCGCCCGATATCGAGTACGAGCTGTACTCGGGCATCGTTGGCGAAGGCTGCGCAGCCGAGTTCATGGGCTACCTGAAGTACCACCGCAACCTGCCCAACCTCGACGCACTGCTGATGGCGCCCGACAAGGCCAAGGTGCCGGAAGAACCTGCTGTGCTCTACGCACTGGCTACCGGACTTGCGTCCAAGGCCACGCCGGACAACATGGAGCGCGTGGTCAAGTATGCACTGCGCATGCCGGCTGAGTTCCAAGTCCTGCTGGTCAAGGACGCTGTGACTCGTGACAACTCGTTGACGAACACCAAGTCGTTCAACGAATGGGCCGCCAAGAACAGCAGCGTCCTATTCTGATCAGTTTCGACTGGTCCGCATGGTCCCGGCGTACGGGCCACCCCCCAAAAACGGCACAACGAGAGGCTTTACATGCTCACTCTCGACCAACAACTTCTGGCCAAGAAAGAAGGGTGGAAGATCGTCAGCGGATTCGTAGCCCAAGCGTACAACGCTAAAGGTCAGTGTCCATTCAACAACACGTCAGAGATTGTTCGGTTCCTTCGAGCGAAGGGCAAGACTTCTGATTGGCACCGCGACGTCTACATGAATCTTCCATGGAACGACATCGATGACCAGATGTCCTTCGAAGAAGGCTGGTACCTCGCCTATAGCGAAATCCTTCCGCGCAGCCCTGTGAGATTTCCCAACAACGAAGCTGCGCAAACACACGTACTAACCGGAATAGAAACCGGAGATCCCCTTCACCTGAAAGCTATCAAGACGCTTGCCAAGCGTCGCTTACTTTACGGAGATTAGCAATGGCAACTGTGAGAATCACCCACGAAATTCGCCTGTATGTTCGTCGCAAGATTGATTCCCTCTTCAATGAGCGGATCAACAAGAAAGAGACGGAACTGCAAAACCTCGACATCGCCATGCAAGTCTTCATGCATCGTATCGACCATGAAGAGTTCGCTCTTGCGCAGAGGCTCAACGCCAAGGACAAATGGGTGTCCGAAATCAACTCATTGGCGGTTTACGTTGAGTACGTAGGCGACGATGGCACTCTGAAGAAGGTTGCCTTTTCGGTGCCGTTCAACCCACCTGTCCCTGCACCGGTCAACTTTCACGGCTACAACCACAACCACAACAACGCTAAAAACGTCGTTCATCCGTCGCTGGCGTGCTACCAGCCCTGTGTCAACGTGCTGCTGGAACGAGATCGTCTGGTCAAAGAACGTGACACGCTGCGTGAATCGATCACTGAGTTGCTCGACTCCTGCAGCACGCTGCGCCAAGTGCTGGAGAAATGGCCCACGGCGCTGGACTTCATGCCTGACGGAGTGAAGGCCCGGCACGCTGAGAAAACCGAACCAACCAAGAGGGGAACCAAGGTCATCAAAGAGGTCGACGACCAAGCCAAGATGCTCTTGATGAAAGCCCGCATGCTTAGTGGAGTGTGAAGCAATGACAGCCATCTTACCTGTGTACGCCAACGGCGGCACGTACATTACTGTGAAAGCTCGCGATGTGGTCACCATGGCCCACAACGCAATCGCCGAGATCGAAAACAATCGCGCTGTCGCAGTACGCGAACAGCTCAAGGAGTGCATGGAAGAGGAGTGCGTACATCGCATCCCTCTGCTAGGCATCCCTTTTTACCATCACAAGCGGTACCCCAGCGTCAACATTGCACTCGAGTATGCCCCCGAGATTCAACAGGCCAAACACAATGGCTGGGGTGACTTGGCAACCTGCGAAGGCCTGAAAGAAATGGCCCTCTGGCTCATCAACGAGTCAGGCTATCCCGAAGACCTGCAAGTGATGCACCTCAGCCTGAATGACTTCCGCGCTTTGAACTGACTCATGTGTATCAACAAATTCCTCACAACCTCAGCCAAGTACCTTTTCGGAGAACTTCCATGTACAACACCAGCCGCAAAACGTGGGCACGTTTCATCGCTATCGACAGCATCCTCATCGGCACACTCGTCGCCGGCGTCATCTTCCACGTGCCCTACGCGCTCAAAGTGTCAGTGTTCGTTCTGTGGTGGCTTTCAATCTTCGATATCGTCATCGGCCTGATCATCCTTGCAGCTACCAACAAAACACTCAAGGAACAACTCAAAGGGCTTCCTTTTGAAAGCGAGACAGCCAAAGAAATTGTCACCAAGACTGAAGAAGGCTTTGCCAAGCTCTGGTCTGGGGAAATGATCAACCGTCTCGCGTATTCAAACGCCTTTCTGATCTACCACGGGCTGACCGACATTGCTATATGGGCGCTGCTGATCATCGCTGGCCATCCGATCCTCGCGATATTCAAAGCAGCTTCGTTCTTGGTCAGCTGCATGCTGATCAGAATCGCACGCCGTCTGTACTGTGAAACCAAGGAGTGACTTACATGTCGAACGCTGCTCAAAAGATGGTCAAGGCCCGCGCGAACCTCGTGATGGGTAGCCCGTTCTTCGGCACTCTGGCCTTGCGCCTGAAGATGGTCGAGGACAAGACC